GGCCGGAAACGGCGGCAGCGCGCACTATTCGAGGCGGGGCTGCCTTCATTCCTTGGCTTCGTCCTGAGCAGCTCGCGCTTGCGCTGTCTATTGCGCAAAGCTTCGCAGTGGATTGCTCGGCCTTTTCTGCATGGAAGTCAGGTAATCCCATCACCGACTGGGAACCATACTACGAGTGGATCGCTGAACTGCATCGCTATCCACAATTCGACTTTGCGGTGATCCCAGACGTGATCGACGGCAGCGAAGAAGAGAACGATGCACTGATCGAGAAATGGCCTTGGCGGAATACCGCACCGCATGTAGGCGCACCTGTATGGCACATGCATGAATCTCTGGAACGGCTGGAGCGGCTTGCATTGAAGTGGCCGCGTATTTGCCTTGGCAGTTCTGGCGAATTCGCAACAGTTGGCACGTCGGCATGGTGGAACCGCATGGCCGAGGCGATGGATACGGTTTGCGATCGTGACGGCCGTCCAGTGTGCAAACTGCATGGCCTACGGATGCTCAACCCGGAAGTGTTCACCCGGCTGCCACTAGCATCCGCCGATAGCACGAATGTTGCGCAAAACATCGGCATAGACCAGAAGTGGAAGGGCACATACATGCCCGTGAACAAAGAAAGCCGCGCGCAGATCCTGCGTGAACGCATTGAGCAGCATCAGGGTCTTACGTTTTGGGACCGTACCGCTGCACCGATTCAAGAAAACCTGTTTGCCTAACCGCCCACACCCACCAGGAATAATCATGAATGAATTGAATAGCTGCCCATTTTGCGGCGAAGAAAAAATTGAGCGTCAACTCGACAATGACGGTTACCGACACGTTTGTACGGCGTGCGGAGCAAAAGGGCCAGAAACCTACGTCGATATCAAATCCGCAAAATTGTGGAACGAGCGCACCTCTTCCGCAGGCTCTGCTGTGGTACTGAGCGATGAGAAGCGCGAACAGCTTGAAGACGCCATCCAAGAAACTGAATACAAGTACTTCGGCGACTATGAAATGTCCGCCGACCAGAGAACTGCAGTAGAAGTACTAGTCGAGGCAGCACGCGAGCAACTTTCCGCTGCCGCAGCACAGCAGCCGGTAGCCTACGTCGATCCGAAAGCACTGGAAAATTTTGAAGCTGAACGTGCCCATGTTCGCGGCGGGCAGTATGGCCGCGAATGGATGTGGGCGAGCCCGGCAAAAGGATTGGTGCCCCTCTATACCGCTGCCCAAGCATCAGCACAGGCGCCAGTGGCCGAATATGACGGTGTAGAGTTTGGCCGCTACACGATCCGCTGGACGAACGGCCCTATGCCAATTGGGACTAAGTTCTACACTGCCACAAAAGAACAGACCTCACAGGCATCCCTAAGTTCGGCTAAAACGCAAAGCGTTTCGTATGACCCAATCTTTAATGAATTGCTCGGTGCAGTTGTAATTAGTGGATCTAAGCCAGGTCAGGCATTGATTTATGAGCGAGATAAATACGCTTTAATCGCGTACATCGACAACAAGATAGCCATGGCAAGTGAAGCCAGTTATGCTGCTTCCCCAGTCTCAGCACAGACAGCAGCCGTACAGGCGGACCAAGACCAGTCGAAGTGGAAAGCGGCCTACGAGGAGAAGCAGCGCCAATTCACTGCGGAAACCTTGCGGACAAGCCAGCAAGCACAACTGCTTTCCCGCATCCGACAATGGCTTAAGGATCGCTACCATTGCCCCGATGAACCATGGGCAAAGTCCGGCACCTGCTGCGAATTTGTGCGTGAAATCGCTGCCATGTCCTCTGAAGGGGGAGCGAGCCATGCTTGAAATTATCGGCTTCCTCGCGCTGAACATCGGGCTCGCCATGGCGACGTTAGCGGCCCTTATTTTCCTCTTCGAAGCAACAGGAAAGTACAACATCGGCGGCGTACCGAATAGCTGGCTGAAGCGCGCAATTTGCACTGTTCTTATCTGCACGCTGCCGTTCCCATGGGCTCTGCTGTGGGCGAATTCGCCGTTCGGAATTCACCTGCGCGGCTGACCGCCCCACCCCACTCGGAGAGAACATGACAACCTACGCTGAAGCTGAATATGGCTCATGGGAACCCGCCAGCTTTGCATACCGGGCCTTCTGTGCTGGATGCCCGTACTGCCTCCATGGCAAATGCACGATGCAGTTCCCCGAGCAAAAACTCACACAAGATTGGGATGAGCCTCCGCGCAAGCATGAATCAGTTGGTGGAAGTAGTGACTGCTTCTATTGCGATTACGGCAAATTCCCATGCAATCTGAGTTGCAATTTATTCTAAGGAGCCGACTGAATGAACGATACGACTAAACCCGCTGCCGCGCTGGATGCGCACACATTCTCGAAATACTGCAACTATTGCCAGAAGCACGGGCATGCTGATTCCGAATGTTGGTGCACTCGCGCAGTTCCGTTTCCTGGCCAGCCATTCGGATTGGATATAAAGATGCCATCCCCTCCAATCCCACCGCAAACACAAGAAGCAGCGATCGGAATTTCGATCCAAGATTTGATAGCAGAACACCGAAAAGATCCTCGTAAAGCTGCGGCGCTAGATAGAGCGAAGGCACGCGCAGTGCCGGAAGGGCAAGACTGGGGCTTTGCCATGGTTCACAAGACCGGGCCTGATCGCGGCTTATCGTGGAATGCCAATGACCCGAACTTCTCGGAAGACTGGACGCGGGTGCCGCTCAAACCTGCCACCCCACACATTCCGTCGCTCGCCGAGCGCTTTGGGAAGCAATGGGAAGAAAACCGTCAATTCGACCTTGCGGCCATTAAGTCCACGCTCGCCGCTGCACCACAAGCAGAGGAAGTGCCAATGCGGACAGTTAAGCCTTCTCCAGTTGAAGGCAGCTTCACACGCGCGGAGGCATCGGCGGCAGTGCGGGAAGTAATGGCCGCTGCTCAAGCTTCGTCTGAATTGACAAATTCCGAGCGAAATCAATCACTTGAGCCGCTGTCCGAGCGCGTACAGCCAAGCATCGACACACCTGAATTCCGAGTGCTGCTGTCCTCGACATCTTGGGAATCGCGCACAGCGCCTTCCGAAGCATTTGAGACGGCCATCAATCGCCTCATCGCCCACATCGACGCCAAGATGACCCAGGCACGCGATACTAGAAACGGTGGTCGCTGGGTGCCCGTAGCCGAACGCGACGAATGGAAAGCCAGAGCCGACTCCGCTGAAGAGAAGCTGGCCAGGATACGGGCTTTGCTAGACAAAGAATGACAAATTGTGTTTTAGTAATACCGTCCTGGCGGTTCCAGGTTAAAACTAGGAGTGTCAAAAATGAAGAAGGCAATTTTTGCAATGCTGGCGGTTTTTGCAGTAGCAGTTTCTGGCAGTGCTTATGCGCAACAAACTCAGGCATCTAACCAAGCACAATGTACTTCGACTAAGAGTGTTGATCTGGCTTCGGCCCGTAAGGTGAATCTGTCGAATCTGTCGGCCGTGAAGGTCACCGACTATGCCGGCACAGTTCATACTTGCGCCTGGTCCAATGCCAACGTATTCACGTTCGCCGACGCGGCAAAGAATTACAAGCTGAATGTGAACAATAGCGACTACGTGAATCTGTCGCAGACTACCTCGGTCGATTGCGTGGCTTCCCAGACCGTAATCGCCTGGCATGCCGGTAGCGAATCGCTGCCTGATTCCTGCTCGTTCAGATCGGCTGTTTATGCAGCTGCGCGCCGCTGATCTTCACTGACTCGGCAAAGGCCGCCTAGATGGCGGCTTTTTTATTTGGTAGCGCCTTTAATTTTCTCGAAGGTCCGCATCGTACCAAGACCAAGAATACCCATCAAGATAGTAGACATTTCGGAATAATCGAACTGTGGTAGTTGGATGTTATGCCCAAAATATGAACCAATCATCACAAGCAATGGGCCACCAATAAACTTGAAGCCGAAAGACAGACTGCATACCCATCCAAGACATGGCCGCCAGCCCGCTACAAACAAAGATGAACTTTGCGCTTCAACCTTGTTGATATCGGTCTGTGCAGTTGCAAGCTGTGTATCAGCATTCATCTGTGCCAATTCTCCTGACTGCTGCATTTTTAGCAGTTCAAGACTTGCCTGAGCTTTTTGAGCTGGATCAGGGAACAGACGCTCAATAAGGGTAGTTCCGATATTGAGAACGGCAGTGATTGGATCTGCGGCAGCCATTAGAACACCTCCATGTTTCGCATAAGACGATCAACCCAACCGCCAGCATTCTGCGGCCAGTTCTTTAAGCCACGCAGGTAAGCCATACGTTTGCGAGTGAATTGCATCACCAATTCAGCCGAATTAGCAGAGCGCACAGCTTGGATAGTTTTCGGGCCGATAATGCCATCAGGTGTCGAGCCTACACATGATTGCAGCCAACGCACAGGAGAACCACCATGATAAGCTGTATCGAAGATATGGAAAGCGATAGCAGGTGGCAATTGGTCGCAACCATATGGCAGCCAATAATTGGTGCGAGCGATGGATTTAGCGGTATCTTGAGCCAAATCTTTCATATCACCTTGATAGCCCCATGCACGGGCAACAGCTTTTGTGATTCCCCAATTTGTCTCACCACCAGGATCTGAAATTGCATCGCGGTTTGCATAGCCGCCTTCATTTACCATGAGGCGCGCAAAGGCATCATCGAAATTCATCATGATCAATCCTTATCGAGAATCACGATATTAAGTAGCAATGCAAATTCTGGATATTCCTCGGCAAGTTTCTTAAACTTTTCCCAGAACCATTTCATGATCAATCCTTCAGTTTGCGATATTCTTTGACTTCTCGGATTAGCTTGAGAATCTGGATTGCCAGGACCACAGCAGCAGTACAAAGACCGATTGCAACGCTTCCTCGCGCCATCCAGCCAGTAATAATGTCCAATTGCGTAGCAGCACCG